CGAGTACATCATCGTGGACGGGTTCCACCGATATTTCATCATGCAGACCTACAAGGACATCTACGACCGATACCATGGCCGCCTTCCGGTCGTCGTCCTCGAAAAGGACATCAAGGATCGCATGGCCTCGACCGTCCGCCACAACCGCGCCCGCGGCAAGCACTCTGTCGGAGGCATGGGGATTCTGGTCATCCAGCTTTCCGAGAAGGGCTGGACTGACGAGGCTATCTGCAATGAGCTGGGGATTGAGCCGGACGAGATGCTTCGTCTGCGGCATACCAGTGGGATCGCGGAGCTCTACAAGAACAGGGAGTTTGGACGTTCATGGGAGGAAGTCCAGACGATCAGGGACAGGAAGGAGATAACAAGTGGGCAGTAGGAAGTTCAGGAAGAAGCCTGTTGTAATCGAGGCGATCCAGTTCGACACGACCGAAGGCGTCATGGCGATAACCAAATTCACCACAGGAATCGCTTCCATGTGCCGAGTGCGTGATACGTTCGGGGATATCCGCGACTACGACATGAAGATCCAGACGCTTGAAGGGGAGATGATCGTTTCTCCGGGCGACTGGGTCATCAAGGGCGTGCAGGGGGAGTTCTATCCCTGCAAGCCCGACATCTTTGCGGCCACCTATGAGGAGGTGGCCGAATGAGCGGGATTCGGGTCTATTCCGAGATCACCGACCTGTCGATCGACGAGGTCAAGCCTTACTGGAACAATCCTCGCATCAACGACAAGACGAAGCAGGTTCTTGTCGATGCCTTCGCCAAGATCGGGTTCAACCAGCCTATCGTGGTGGATCAGGGGGGTGTGATCGTCAAGGGGCACGCCCGATACTACGCCGCCGTGATGAGCGGGATGGAGACCATTCCTGCCATCATCTCCGAGGCTACGGACGCCCAGAACAAGGAAGACCGGATCCTCGACAACTCCATCCAAGACCTGACCGTGTGGGATCCCGACGCCTTTGAGGCCGAGATCCGCAAGGTGGACATGGAGCTCAAGTTCGTCTTCGAGCATCTGGAGGACGACATCAAGGCGGGCGTGGAGCAGGAGAGTGAAGTTCAGGTGATCTGCCCGAAATGCGGGCACGAGACCCACCTGACGAAGACCGAAGCCTTGGCGCTGGAGGAAGTCGAATGACCGTCCATCTTCGCAAGGTTGAGGAGATCCGGCCCTACGAGAACAATGCCCGCCTGAACGATGACACGGTCAAAGCCCTGAAGAAGGCCATTCGCCGCTACGGCTTCAACCAGCCGATCGTGATCGACGAGAACGGGGTCATTGTGAAGGGCCATGCCCGGTACGCCGCGGCCGTGGCGCTGGGGATGCCCGAGATCCCCTGCGTCGTGTCCGAGAACACCGAGGACGTGAACCGGGCTGACCGGCTGGCCGACAATCGGATCCATGAGCTGACCAAGTGGGACGACGAGGGCTTGCGGGCCGAGATGCGGGACATCGACGACGCCGTGAACGAGGTTCTGGGCGAGCGATTCAACGACGCCGAGTACGGGAATGGACCCGCCTTCACGGATGTCACCCCTGAAGACATGGCGAAGGCCGCCAAGACCGCAGGTGACCGGATCGCCAAGAAGCCTGTCATGCTCCGATATACCTGTCCTGAATGTGGAGAGATCATGTATCTACGCAAGGAAGCCGTTAGAGGCTTGCCATGAGCATAAGCGAAGGCGGAAAGCCTGTGGTGGGGAGGGGTGAGGGAAGACCGACGATCCTCACGCCGGAACTGCTGGCGTCCATCGAGACCTACGTCAAGGGTGGCAACTACATCGAGACGGCCTGTGCCCTCGCCGGGGTTGGCAGGTCCACCTATTTCTCATGGATGAAGCGCGGAAAGGACGAGCCGGAGTCTATTTACGGCGAGTTTCTGGACTCTATGGAAAAAGCGGCCGCTTGGAGCGAGGCGCGGGATGTCCAGCTCATCACTGAGGCCAGCCGGAAGAACTGGACGGCCGCCGCATGGAGGCTGGAGCGCAAGTTCCCCGGCCGCTGGGGCAGACAGGACAACATGAAGCTGACGCACCAAGGCGGGATCGGCATCGCTGAGGTGGACGGGATGGCTGTCACGCCCGAGGAGCGCGAGATCTTCAAGGAGAACTGGTCGGTATTCTTTCCCGATGTGAAGCTGGAGGATCCGGATGCTGGCTCTGAGGGTTAAGACGGCCGAGGCGGTCCTCCGCGAGAGGAACCCGACGCTGTACTATGCCCTCGGCGCCCACCGGACCCACCGTGGGAAGCCACTCGACTTCGTGAACAATCCCTTCATCCGTCGCCTGTATCAGGACACGCACCCGGACATCTCCGTTATGAAGTCCACCCAGTGCGGCGTCTCGGAATGGCTCCTCTGCACGGTCATACCCGGCGCCATCATGGGCCGGAACATCTTCTACGTCCTGCCCGACGGGAGCCTGATCGGCCGCTTCGTGAAGGAGCGGTTCGACAAGACCGTCAAGTTGACGCCAGCTTACACGCGGGAGATCCGGGGGTATGGGTATCAGGCTATGGCCGCCATCGGCATCAAGCAGTTCCTTGGCACGATCGCCTTCACGGGCTCCACGATGCCGAAGAGCTTCACCGAGTTCGCCGCTGATTGGTACATCATCGATGAGCTTGACCGATGCGACCAGACTAATCTGGAAATGGGATGGGAACGCCTTTCCGCCGCGGAGACCAAACACCGCCGCGTCATCCAAGTCTCAAACCCAACGATCACCGGCTACGGCATAGACGAGGCGTTCGCCGCCACGGACAAGCACTTCTGGTTCATCAGGCATGACTGCGGCGCCCAGATCCACCCGGACTTCTTTGAGCACGTTGTCCGCGAAGTCGATGGCGGGAACTACGTCTACCGGGACGAGGAGTTCGATCCAGAGGCCGACAGGGATGTCCGAATGATCTGCGACAAGTGCGGGAAGCCGATCAACCGCCGGGCCGAGGGCGAGTGGGTGCCGGAGTACCCCAAGCGCAGGAAGAGGGGATACCAGATCTCGAAGCTATTCTCGGCCAATGTGGAGCTGAGGGACATCGTCGAGCGGTTCGAGAAGGGACAGACCGACCCGGAGGCCATGGTCCGCTTCTATAACGGCGACCTCGGCCTGCCTTATGACGCTTCCGGCGCCCGGATCACCCGCGACGATCTGAACGAATGCAAGGCCGACTACAATCTCGGCGAGGTGCCCGCGGACGGCGTGACGATCGCAGGCATCGATGTGGGATCGGTCTACAACGTCATCATCGGCCATCTGACATACGGCCAGCCGGGCGTCCGGATCGTGGAAGTGAAGGCTGTCCGCGAGACCGAGGAGGTCAAGATCCTGCTGGACAGGTACAAGGTGAAATGCTACGTTGTGGATGCGAACCCTGAGACCCGAGAGGCCAAGAAGATCATTAGCTGGCGCAGGGGCGGGTTCATAGCCTATTATCACCGGGGGCACAAGGATCTGGTCACGAACCAGACCGTGTCCGTGGATCGCACAATGGCGCTTGACAACGTCCGGTCGGCAGTCGTCGAGAAGTACCTGAAGTTCCCGAAGACCGCAGAGTTCATAACGGACTTCTATGACCAGATGATCGCCAGCGTGCGTATGTTTGATCCTGAAGCGAACGGAGGCGAAGGCGAGTATCGTTGGGTGGAGGGCTCGCACGCAGACCACTATATGCACGCGATGAGCTATATGCTGATCGCCGGGCGGCTTCTGGTATTGGCTGGGAGGTAGAGGATGCTGGGTTTCTCCACGAACGTTCTGGCCGGAACCGGCCTCCCAATGAAGGACGAGCTCAAGAAGCGCGGCCTGAATGTCTACACCATGGCCGAGGTCGTGGGGGTATCCGGCAGGGATCGCTGGGGCCAGATGCAGAGCGGGACCATCGAGGTTCCGCTTTTTGGTCTCTCCATCTACGACAGGGTGGCGATTGCCCAGCGGTGCGATGCGGTCTACGGCGTCGTTACCGGGCGGGCGAACCGGATCTCGGGCCTCGAATGGACGATCACGAAAGAGAGCAAGGAAGAGGACCGCCTCGCCGCATACCTGAAGGCGTGCAAGCAGTTGTACGACGAGTACGCCGCGGGGACAGGCCCGAAGGAAGTCATTGTCAAAGGCACGATGGTCCAGAAGATGACGACCTATCTTCCCGACATCCTCCCCGACACCTCCAACTTCAACGGGTGCCTCATGCGCTGGAAGAAGGCCATGGAGTTCAGGAACAATGACGCCTCCACCGCCATCGAGGACTGGCTCCATGAGCCGAACGCCGAGGACGACTTCGAGGACTTCCTGAAGAAGTGGGTGAGCGACCTGATGATCCACGGGTCGGACGCCATCTACAAGGAGTATGTCGCCGGGAGGCTGGAGAACCTGTACCACCTGCCCGGCGGATCCGTCGTGCCCCTTCGTGACCGATACGTCTCGGCCAAGAGGATGTTCGCCCAAGCCATGCCCGGCATGGACCCGAAAATGTACTTCACGGACGAGATCACCTTCAGCTCATACTTCCCCCAGAGCGGCATAGGCTACGGCCTTGTCCCGCTGGAGGCATTGGTTAACAAGGTGGCCGAGGTTCTGTTCTTCGACCAGCGTGCGGCCGAGATGGCCGACGGCACGGTCCCTCCCGAGAAGATCGTGATATTCGGGGAGAACACCCCGTTTGGCGACCTTACCGGCGAGGAGGCGCTTCAGGTTCCCCTGAGCGAGCACGAGCAGAGCCGCCTTGAGGTTCTCCTGAACGAGCCGCGGAAGGACGCTATCCGGGTCCTGTCCGGGGTGGGCACGCCTCAGACCCTCGACCTGTCCCGAGCCGACACCTTCAACTACCAAAGCGAGCGCCAGAAGGCCATCCGCGAGTCCGTCGCTTTCGTCTTCAACATGAGCAACATGGAGGTCAACCTCACCGGCTCGGATGACACGAGCGGGCGCGAGACCTCCGAGTCGCAGGGTCAGATCGAGAAGCAGAAGGGTATTTACCCGATCATCAAGATGATCGAGAACAAGCTGAACCGCGAGGTCATTCCCCTGCGATGGGGATCGCACTATATCTTCGAGTTCAAGAGCGGATTGACCGAAGAGGAGCAGGTGAAGCTCGACACGATGAAGAACCAGTCGGGAAGCTATTCCGTGAACGAGATCCGCATGGAACGTGGCGACGATGCGTGGGGTCCTGAGTTCGACAAGCCCGCGCAGGGCGGCGGGGCTCCGACAGCCCAGCCTGACGGATCGCAGATCAACCCATTCAACGTCAAGGGAATGGGAGGGATGTGATGCCCTCGATAGCCGACTTCCCGATAACCAAGTACCAGCGCCAGTACATCCAAGCTCCATTGGAGGTGGACCTGCTGGCGTTCTTCATGGTGGCGAAGGACGAGATCCTTGAACTCCTGTCCAAGGCTGACGAGGAAAGATGGAACGCCGACGAGTTCACCGCCGAGGTCGATATGCTCCTCGACGGAACCAGCGACCGGGTTGAGTTCCAGCGGATGGTCGAGAAGGCCCGCGGATTCCCTGACTACACGATCAGGCAGAGGAAGGACGGTTATTGGCACATCAAGATCCCTAATCAGGGATGGAAGATATGCGGGGGGCCGGACCATGCCGACGTGAAGGCCATCCTCGCCGCCGCTGGCATCGCCCGGCCGCCTCACATCATTCCCTATGACCCGAACGCCCCGGACGGCGCTGGCGCCTCCCTGCACCCGTCTCAGGAGCCCGAGAAGAAGAAGCGGCAGGAGTTGGACGACTGGAGGAGGAAGGATCCCAAGGCGTTCGTCTCCGCCATCGCCCATGGTATTGAGAACCAGCATGGACCTCACCCGATCTTCGACAAGAGCGACATCAAGGCGAAACTTCTGCACGGAACCCTCGATCCCGATGAGCTCTTGGATCTCGCCAAGCAGTTCAACGTCGATCCTCCGGACAAGTGGGAGAACATGGATCGCAAGGAGAAGCTGGCCGAGGACCGGGAGAAGTTCATAAACGAGCTTCTGGATGGTCGAGACAGGATTCATGGAAAACAGGACCGGCAAGGTCTCCTGCGGCGGTATCGCCAGATGGGCGACGACCAGCTATTGCGCCGGGCTGACCAGTATATGCCCAAGGGACCGGAGAGCCTGAAGCGCGAGGCCGAGGAGAAGGCCAAGAAGCAGGCTGAGATGAAGGCCGTGGACGACCGGAAGGACCAGATCAAGCAGGAGTACGGGCTTCAGAAGGACAAGATCAAGGACCTGTCCTACGCCGACGCCGTCCGCCAGCATCGCGATGTTATTGTCCTGAGGATCATCCACGCCGAGGACTTCGACAACGTGGCCGAGCTTGAGCACCGGATGAACAGCTACAAGAACCTGAACACCGCGGCCTTGGTCCGCCGGGCTGAGATGCACCTCGGCGAGGACAAGGTCCACAAGGTCCACGCCATGGCCGCCAAGCAGGCGAACCTGAAGAAGGTCTATACCCACAAGTCGCAGATGTACCACCCGGCCGAGGAGCACCTTTACGACGCGCCCGAGGGGGCCACGTCGCGGGTTGTGCTGGGGGATGCGGCTCAGGGGAACGTCAACGTCACCTATCAGGTCTTCCTGAAGGATGCGAACGGGAACGAGAAGCCCGCGGTCTGGAAGAGCTATGCGAACCAGCCCTTGAACCGTGGTCACCGGATTCGGGCGGGCATCCCTGACGAGGAACAGTGGCTCAGGGAGCGCGGCGCCTACGAGGTGAATGCCATCGTCGGCCTCGGGAACAGCCCGCCTGTCGTCCTTCGGGAGTTCGGAGCGGACGGGGCGGGCGCCATGATGGACTTCGTGGAAGGGAAACCATGGTGCGCCGCGGGCGCCCAGTACCACGATTTCCCCAAGGAAGAGTGGCAGAAGCTCGCCCTGCATGGATACCTCATCGGTACTGAGGATATGCACGCGAAGAACTACATGGCTGACCTGAAGAACAAGAAGCTCAACTGCATAGACAACGGCTTGACGCTTCCCGAGAAGCGGGATTACTACAGGAATAACGCCCACGAGGCTTTGATTACCAATCACGACTGCGATCTTCCGCCAGCCATCGCTGACCTTGTTACGGTGGAGAAGCGGGACAAGGCCGTCAAGGCGATGGAGTTCCTTGGGATCGACAAGAAGGCCATCGAGTGGATGAAGAAGCGCTTCGACTATGTTATAACGAACAAGGCGTTGCCCAAGGGGAACGACTGGGGGGTGTGATGGCGCTGATCGTCAGGTTCAGGATGGGGGAATTCGCGGACGGGAAATTCAAGCTCACCGATGTGGGCGTTGCACGGCTCAAGGAAGGCAAGGTCGTCATCGAGGACGACGGGGGCAAGTTGCAGGGGCTCCTTGAGGATGAGGCTTCCGGGAAGGACGGCAAGCGGCACACCGCGGACGAGGGGTTCGACTTCCTTGTCGCCCTTCCTGTGGAATACTCGGGAACCTATTTCAATGCCAGATTCGACGAGGATGATGCTCCGGACTACCCGGAGGAGCTCCGTTCGGAGGAGGACTGAATGAAAGGTGACGCTGGCTACAAGAACCCGCCAGAGGATGTTCCCGGTGACCTTCAGGGCGGAGCGGGAGATGTGGCGATTATGAAGGACCGGGCAGACACGGTTTACAACGAGGTTTACAAGCAGGCCCGGATTGCCGGGTTCGGGACTTCCGCCGCGGACAAGGAAGCCATGGCCGCCAAGGCCGCCTTCGAGATCTCGGCGCAGAAGAAGCCTGCCACCGCGGAGGTGGGTGAGCCTGCCGCCGAGGCCGCGCCCAAGGTCCCCAAGAAGCCCGAGGTGATGAAGGGATTCTCCAAGCAGGAGAAGTCCTGCATGGGTATCGACAAGGAGATCGCCAAGGCGGCCGCGTGCGCTCAGGACATGAGTAAGGACCAGCGGATTACCGGTCTCGACCGTGCGGCGAAGCTCGCCAA